AGTATCATTCCACCTTACAAGTTCTGTCTTTGTTGGTTTGTCTGAGAATGTTTTGAAAAAGTTATCAGGTGCTGATTGTAACCAATGAAAGTTTTGTTCCCAAGTTGAGTTCACCTGTGGTTTCAGTCCATTGAACTTCAACCAAGTCTGGTCCCATTGTCTTGTTCCATTCCATGCCATTGACTTATCATCAAAGGTTGAGATTTGATTTTGATGGACAATGTTATCTCTTGAAATAGTATATGAAAACACAGTTGATGCAATAGGGTATTTGTAAGGAGCATCAATCACAAATGAAACATAGTTTGGACTACCACCAAGAGTATCTGGCTGTGGATCAGTTATGATTGACCATTCACTATTGTTGTAGAATGTATTCAATCCAGTAGCAGGAGCAATAAGAACTCTATCACCTCTTTTGTAAGGAAATCCTGAAAAACCAAGTGGTGATTTGTATAGAAAACATTGTAGATATGTTTTTCCATTGATAACAATAGATTTGAACTGATAGATCCTGCTTCCTGGTATAACAACAGCATCTGTATTGAGTTTACCAAGCCAAGGTTGAATCAATCTGGCACTATTTAGTCCAAACTGAGTAGCAAGTTTTTTCCAACCATTATATCCTGCTATACTTGCACCTGATATGAATACAACATCAAAGTTGTTTGGTGGGTTCCAGTTCCCATCTATTCTAAGTTGTCCAACATCACTGACTGAATCAACAATAGAAAAAACCCTTGAATACTCCTCACCAAACTGAACATGAAATCTCTTTACAGTCTTGTCTCCATCATATGAAGCATAGTTTTGGAATATGTTTTTATTTGATGCTAAGTAGTTTTCAATAACCCTACCTATATCAAAGACACCTTTTTTGTTGTTTACAATGTCTGCATTGTGTCTAAGTTCTGTTATCTTTATATTGTTTAGATAGATTCCACAAATGTATTTGAAGTTTCCCAAAGTCTTCAATGTTGAATCAAGGACAAATGGTATTCCATTATACACAGCAACAATGTTGTAAGATTGTCCTATGTAAGGTTTTGAAAGTATTGTAACTGCCATATTTCTTTTTATTTTTTTGTTCTATAACTTTTATCAAAGTATTTTACATCTCTCAATGTTTGTTCAACAAAGTCATCAGCAAACTTTTGACCCATTTCACTCATTATCTGTTTTACTACTTCTACATCTGTCTCAAAAGGTTTTGTAAAGTTTATACCTTTGAACCCAAACTCTTTTATCTTTTTAGCAATAGGAAATGCTGCTTCCTCAGGAATACCTTTGAGTCTACACCATTCTCTAATGTCATTCAGAGGTGGCATTTTGTTGGAAGGTTTCCTACCATAGTTCACCCACAGACCATAATACACATAATCAAACTCCATATGATATGTCTCCTCTCTATCTTTATAGACTTTGTATTTGACAGAATCATATAACCTACCTGATGCAAAAGCACCATTCAACCTTATGATTGACTTCATTTCTTTTGTTATGTCTACTGCTATTCCAGTAAGTGCTCCTAATACCTTATCATCTGCCATAATCTCTATTCCTCTGGTATGTCACAAGGACTATTATCAAGTTCTGTTATTATCTCTAAATCAGAATACCAACCAACAACATAATCAACTATTCTATGTGTGAATGGAAATGCTTCTGGTAAGACATCACCTAAGTTGTAGTCTTGACCAGTGTCATATCTGAATGTTTTGATTATATCAATAAGTGTTCTCAGTGTATCTGATAGTATCTCTTGTTGGTTGTGGTCATCAGTATCATCCTGATCAAAGACCATTACTCTAAACTTATAGTTCAGTGTATTCTCACCAATAGAAACACTTTGTGGAACAACCCATACATAAGGGTAGTCTGTCTCATTTGGTGCATCTGTATCAAGTTGTTGTATCTCACCAGAACCAAATCTCTTTACAAAAGGATTTGATAATGATATGTTCTCTAACTTTTTTAGAATCTGATTGTAAGTATAACTCATTTTATTTCTTTATTTTTTTAGAACCTCTTTCTCATATGACATCCAGATAAGACATTCCATAAAAGGTTTTGCCACAACTGTGTCTGTCTTTGTTATATCACCTTCACAGAGTCTGTATATCAATCCAATCCAAGCCCACTTTTCAAGAGCATCTTGTTCTGCTTCTGCTCTTAGTTCCTCTATTGATTTTCTTTTACCATCTCCTTCAACTGGTTCAGTTCCTCCTTCCTCATCTGGACTGTTCCCTCTAAATAACCCAGCAAATCTTTGGTGTATTTCATTTCTCCAAGATAAAAAAAAAGTAGTGTTCCCCAAATGGTCTCCATATCACAATCTAACATATCATTCTCTCTGACCTCATCAGGTTCATATGGTATGGTAGTTTCTTTTAGATATGGAAACTTTCTTTCAGTTGGTAAGAACATAACTGAAAGAATCCTGTGAGCATTGTCAACAAGACCTTCATTGTAGTATTCCTCTATATCAACCATTTGACCAAGAGACATCTTTGTAAAATCAATCAACTTGTATTTTCTGCCATTGACTTTGACTTTATCTACCTTCTTTGGAAGTGGAAGTTCTTTTAGGAACTCTAACTCATTTGCCTTTTCAACCAACTCATTAGGTGTGAATCTTTCAACCTCATTTATCTCCATATCTTTTAGAATACTGAACTGGTTTATGATAAGATCAAGTGTGTCTAATCCTTTTGGCAATGATTCAAGTTTCTGTGCTTTTCTAAGTGTTATATCTTTCCAACTTTTCATACTCAAAATATATTTTATCTAATGTTTGTTTTTATATTATCCTCCCAATGCTTTTTCATCCTGTTATATACTCTTGTTCTACAAGCAGGACAACTCACAGTCCATTCAACAAGGTCTGGAAAGTAAGTATTGTTTAGATTGAATAGCAATCTTGTTTGGTGGTCAAGGATCTTATCCTTACCTTCCAGTTCAATCATCAACTGATTGAGTTGTTTGTCATTATCTGTCATAATCTTAGAACTATTTTATGTAGGATGTCTGCTCCTACTGAACTTATTACTGCTGTTACTGGATCAAATGTGCTAATCAGAACAACCCAGAATGTAAGACACATAGCACAATATAGCAACCTGTGTCCAATCCTCTTTCTCTTTGTCATTTGGTCATACTCCTCCTCTCTATAACCCATATCTCTCTTTATCCAAATGATTGGTTCAGCACATTGTAGGAGAACACCTACACAGGACCAAAATACTATCATCATTACCATCATAACTTTTTCCATATTTCACTTTTTAGACCTAACATTAGGTTATAGATTGACTTTTTTGATTTGTAATAGACTTTCTTACCACCCTTTGTTCTGAAAAATGTGTATTTCTCTCTTATCTTGTCATAACTCAAATCCTCAATAAAATAAGCATCAAACAATAACCTATTCACATTGTCAAGTGTGGGGTATATGTCATGTATTTTCATTATCTTTCCAATCTGTTCATCTGTATAGTGTGTTCTCAAATCTCTGATATACTCCTCCTCTGTTATATCAACACCTTCTGCTTCTGTATCAGGTATGTCAATACTCTCATTGTTGTTGGTCTTATATTTTCTGTTGAAGGGTGTTGTCTTGTGCTGTGCTTGCAGTTTCATCCAACTCACTGAGAATCCTTCTAACATTTTCAAATCAAGATAAGGTTCAATCTTGTCTTGATTCTCATAAAGGAATATGACCATTTCACTCAATAAATCTCCACTATCAATCTTTTTGCTTTTGGTGATGTTTGTTGAACACTCATTTAGAAAATCCCATCTCATTGTGATGAATGTGTCTATCACCTCTTTATACTCTTTCTTACTCATTCTACTCTTTGTCAGAAGGTCACAAAGTCATACCCTCCTGTGCTTCTCTTATTTTTTTTGTGATAAAGTATTGCATATCTCATAGCATCCATTGCATCATCAAACATTTTGATAGGTTCATCTAACAATCTATCTCCTTGACTTTTCCATTTGTAGTTTTTGAACTCTTTTGCTATATTGAGATTGTCTTGTTTGTAGTATAGTTTGTATGTCTTTACAGCATCTATACCTTCACTCACATTCTTTATTGCATTCTGGACATTGAATCCATTTCTATTCAACTCCTCAATCATTTCAGGTCTGGCATAATCTGCTACAACCAACTGACTCTTTCTAAGGCTATTCTCTGTGAATACCTTATTCATCTTATCAACAAGGTCCTCACTTGTAAGGTGTGTCTCATAAATCAGTTCTTTCACATAACACACATCCTCTCTGAACTGGCACATAATGAGCGCTGTTGAGTGTTTGAAACCAAAGTCAAGTCCAAGTATGACATCATCATATCTTGGTAGTTCCTCTAAATAAGGTTTCTGGTGGTTGTAAATAGTATGTGTTGATTTAGAAGGTAGTCCAAGAGCATAGATGTTATAGTAGTCTTGATCCACTTGAATAAGATCCTCAATCTCTTTTACCAGTGATTCTGGCAAGAATGTATTGTCTTTGTATGTTGAGTGTATAAACAGACAATCTGGTTTGTCTATGATAGGATATAGCCAGTGTTCATCATCAGAAGGGTTGAAGTCAAAGAATAACTTTTCTGTTGTTCTCATATTCAACTGAGTGTAGTCCTCAAATGTAAGTTCATTTGCTTCATTAGCCCAAAGAACATCTCTCTTTCTACCTCTCACTTTTTGTGCATCATCCAATGAAAAGAACTCTACACTTGAACCATTATCAAAGGTGTATATGTGTTCAACCTTCTTATGGTTTCTTTCAGAGTAGAGTCCTAAGTCATTCATTATCTCAAAAAAGTCTTTCATTACAGAACCTCTCAATGAAGGAAATGACTTTCTTACAACAGATACAACCTTGTTCCCATTTTGTAGACAATAAAATATAATCAACTGACAAAGAGAGTAGGTCTTACTTGACCTGGTCCCTCCTTGATTGACTATAAACCTGGTGTTTGGATCTCCAAGACCTTTTAGGTTTTTTGTGAATACCTTAGTGTGTTTCAGTGTAAGTTGTCTCACCCCATTGTATTCTTTTTTCTGCTATCTCAAAATAGTTTTTGTCTTGTTCCATTCCACAGAATCTAAACCCTTCTCTCAATGCTGCTATTCCTGTTGAACCTGAACCCATAAAAGGATCAAGAACAATACCATTAGGTGGTGTAATCAATCTACATAGATATGCCATTAGGTCAATAGGTTTTACTGTTGGATGATTGTTCTTTGCTTTATTGACACCTCTATTTCTTGGGTTGTCACCACCAGGATTTCCTTCTTTTCTACTCTCATCCATTTGAACTTCTTCCAAATCATCACAACCAGCATTTCTTTCCTTCTTACTTACTTTTGGACAATAAAAGAATCTTGATGCACCACCTTTATCTTTATTCTTATCTTTTGGACCAACACCTTCATATGTTGTCTTTCCACCACCAAACTCACCAAATCCTGTTGTCTTTCCTTTTGACCAATGTCCTTGTGAAGTTGGACCACTCTGTTCATCTAACACTCTACCTGCTTCCTCATCTAATATAATGTTTGCTGGAAATCTACCTTCTGTTGTTTCCTCTCTTTTGTGGTGTATAGTTGAGTTCAATCCAAATAGTGTTTCATCATCTCTCTCATCATTTGAACCAACTGGTGTTGTTCTTACTTCACTACCAATCTTACAACCATCTATGTTGATTCCACCAGTTCCCCATTTTATGACATTCTCAGCAATAGTCTTTTCACTCAATGGCTTTCTTGCTACACAGATTGGTTCATTTGCTGGTTTTAGCGCAGTTCCCCAACCCTTCCATTTATTAGCATTCTCAGTGTCCTCACCTGATTGTATCATTTGGTTCATAGTAACATTATACCCACCTTCACCTTCTGCATTCATAAACCCAACACCTTCTGCTGGTTTTGTATAGAACTCAACACCTTCACTTTTGTTTATTGCTTTTGATATGTTGTGTGACTTAGGAAACCCTGAACCATACAACCACATTATCTGGTCTCTTATCTCAAACCCAGCATCCTCTATATTTACAGTCATTCTATGGTATGTTCTGGTCCCACCAAATGAAAGAACATGACCACCTGGTTTTAGGACTCTATACACTTCTTTCCAAAAATCAACAGAAGGAACATCATAGTCCCATTTCTTTCCCATAAATGACAATCCATATGGTGGATCAGTCACAATAGAATCAATACTATTTTCTGGCAATGTTTTCAATAACTCAATGTTATCACCATTCAACAACTTTACTTTCTTACTCATATACTCTTACTTCTTTTTTCTTGGTCTCTTTGCTACTTCTTTGACCATTGTATCAAACTGCTCAGGTGTCAGGACAACCTCAGGTGTAACTTCAACAAACTCCTCTTGTTCAACAAACAGGTGTCTTAGGTTTTTGTTGTTGTTATAGATTCTTTCTAACTTCTCAGGTGTTATGTTTCTGAAATCATACTCTACTCCATTTTCATAGAACCTTTTGTTCTTATACTTCTCCTTCAATGTTCTCATCTTTATCATTTTCATTTTTGATCTCAATCAATCTAATGACTGAGATTTGGTTTATTTTGTCACCACCAGTAGTGATGTCCACTTTCTGTGTTCCCATACCAGTAATCTTGTTTATCTCTTTGTAGATTTCAAGCGCAAGTTTCTTATCACCTGCTTTCTTTGCTTCCCACATCATTTGTTCAAGGTCTGCTATTGTCTTTTCAAGTCTGTCCTTAGACAGGTCTTTGAGTGTGTCTTGTATGATAGGTTTAGACTCTCTCAATAAGTCATAACAATAAGAAATCTTACATTCACCTTCTGTCATCAACCAGTTTATTATCTCTGGTTGTAGAACACCCTTACAAC